GAACAGCTTCAGCTCGAAGTCGGTAACGACGCGCTTGCCGGTCTCAATCCGGCTGATGGCCATTTGGCCGAGCTGGAGACCGTGGAGCTGCATTTTAATGGCCAGCTCCTCCTGGGTGAGGCCGTGGGAGGTACGCCACTGGCGTATGCGCTCGCCGCAGATGTTGCACTTCTTTCCGTCGGGGGTGTAGAGCCGCACGCTGCCGCCCTCCTATCTCTAATCATCTTTTGCATATTGACGATACCGCGTTGTCGCATTATGCTTATAAAAAAGATGATTAGACACCAGAATTTTTTCAAAAGGCGGAGGAATGCGATATGGGATTACTAAACTTTTTGGCCAAGACTTTTCTGGACGGTGGGAACAACAGATTGGAGAAAGGCCAAGGAAATCAGCCAGAACGAGAGCGCCGGAGGATGAAATCCCCAGCAAGCGCCTATGACAGGGACTTTGAATTTCGGCTGTTGAGGGCCAGGACGGAGCCGCTGACGGTCGAGCGATATTGCGACGAGGATCATTCATCGGCCCTTGTGCATAACGATGAAAGCGGGAACACATATCTGGTCACAGAAACATCGTGCGAGTGTGAAGACTTCCGCAAGAAAGGGAAGCCATGCAAACACATGATCTTTCTGGCCATGCAAAACGGAAGCCACAGGAAATATGAAATATTACCACAGTGCCAATTCCATTCAGGAAAGAACGACAAAGGAGAGTTTGTGCCTCTTTACTGGGAATATTACAGCGTAATGTCCCTGGGACTGGGGTACACGAACCTGTTCCAATACGAGGTGTCGGGGCGGATTTACGGAACAAGTGAGAAAACCGGGAAGCAGACGAACAGGAAAAAGACAATCATGGTAAATGCTCGGAGCTTGGAAGACGCCAAAGCAGCGGCGGCGGAGCTAGGAGTTATGCCACCGTATGCTGGCGTTGAGTTTGTGGACACAAGCCCATCATACGAGCAATTCAACTATCTGCATGGGGCTGGAATACCAGCACCGTACTTTATATGCGCACTGGATATGTCGGCGCTGTTGACCAGGTATGAGGACGGAGACAACGAAAAATGCCCGGAATATCTGTTTGAGATGGCGACGCGGTATCGGGTGCGGGTATCTTATTTCCAGTCTCCAGCGTCGGTCAAATCCTGTATCTGGTCCAACCTGCAGGAGAACACAAAGACGGCGATTTACTGCTATGCGGTGTATTGTCGGGAGCGAGGGTATGAATTTGGAGACGCGCCGATCCGGTACGATGATCCGATATTCACAGGCTTTCTCCCATCCGAAAAGGAGGCGGATTACATCAGGAATTACCAGGAATTTGGGTGGAGGACACTGGCTAAAAACGCCAGCGCCTATATAAGCGCAAAGGCATTTCTTCAAGCCAGCAGGGTTCTGTGAAAAAATTTTTTGAGAGTTAGCAACTTTCGCAGTTTTTCCGTGCTAAACTGATACCATGGATATGAAGGGCTGGGGCCGAAAGGCTCCGGCCCTTTTCCATGCACACAATACCTCGCGTGGCCGCGCGAGGTATTTTCATACCCTGATGGGCGTACATTCGTTCGAGAACGAGGAGGTAGGACATGCCGAAGCGGAGCGAGAAGCGCGACACCGCCAAGGCTGAATATATCGCACGGAAGAGCCGGGGCGAGGAGGTAAGCCTGCGGGAGCTAGCGCAGGAGCTGGGGGCGAGCTATCAGACCGTAAGGAACTGGAAGACGGCGGATCAGTGGGACGCGGCGCTGCCGAAGCGGAAGCGGGGCGGACAGCCGGGGAACCGGAACAGCGCCGGGAAGCGGAACGCGGCGGGCAGCCATCCGGGGGCGCCGGCGGGGAACAAAAACGCGGAGAAGGACGGAGCTTACAGCGCCGTCTTTTTCGACATGCTCACAGAGGAGGAGCGGGAGCTGGTGGCCAGGACGCCGCTGGGGAGCCGGGAGGCCCTGGAGCATGAAATGCAAATCCTGAAATTCCGGGAGCACCGGATCATGGCCAAGATCGCGGAGTACGAGGACGCGCCAGAAGACGCCCTGTACCTCACCTCCCTGCTGGACATGCGCCTGCCGGCGGGACGGGGCAAGGACAAGCAGGACGGCGCCGTGCAGAACATGGGCATGTACAGCAAGGACAGCGCCTTCAGCCGGGCGCTGAAGCTCCAGGAGGCCCTGTACAAGGTGCAGGGGCGGATCGCCAAGATCGCGGACAGCCTGCGGGCGCTGGAGGAGAGCCAGCGGAGGCTGGAGCTGGAGCGGGAGCGGCTGGAGCTGCTGCGCATGCGGGCCACGGGCGCGGTGGACGTGCCGGACCCGGAGGACGGAGAAGAAATCGACGAGGGAGAGACAACATGAAAAATCTGAACAACATTTACACCTACCACGCACCGAAGGGAGACCAGCAGGAGCGTTACGAGGACATACGCGAAAAGGCGCGTGAACTAGCAGAACTGATTGAGAGGTGCTGCCCGGACAGCCGGGAAAAGAGCCTCGCGCACACAAAGCTGGAGGAGGCGGTTATGTGGGCCAACGCCTCCATCGCCCGAAACGAGTAAGGTCATGAAGCTCTACACCAGCAAGGTGGTGGCCCAGTGGCTGGGGCTGACGGAGCGGCGGGTGCGCCAGCTGCGGGACGAGGGCGTGATCGCGGAGGCAAGGCCCGGCCTCTATGACCTGCAGCCCACCGTGTCCAAGTACATCACCTACATCGGGGGCGCGGGCAAGGAGAGTCTGACCCAGGAGCGGACGAAGCTGACGAAGGCCAAACGGGAGGCGGCGGAGCTGGAGAACGAGCTGCGCCGGGGCGAGGTCCATCGGACCGAGGACATCGAGCGGGGGATCAAGACCATGTTCCTGAACATCCGCAGCCGGTTTTTGGCCCTGCCCGCCAAGCTGTCCCCCACCCTGGCCACGCTGGGAGACGACCAGACGGCCATCTTCGACGAGCTGAAGGGGGCCATCGACGAAATCCTGGAGGAAATGAGCGACCCCAGGGCGGCATTTGCAGTACAGGACGGTGAAGCGGATGGAGAAGAAACGGAATAAAGACCCCTGCGCAGGGTGCGTGTGGCCCATGTACCGGGAGGGCAGAAAGGTGATCTGCCCCTTCCAGCGGTGCGTGCGGGAGGAATACGAGCCGCTGTGGAGGAAGGGAAAGCGGCGGGACGATGAAGAAGCGCAGAATGATTGACATTCCCAGGGGGACCCTGGACGTGCTGGCCCGGTGCGCGGCGGTGCTGAAGCCGCCCCCGGAGCTGACCCTTTCCCAGTGGGCGGACCGATACCGGGTGCTGTCCGCGGAGAGCAGCGCGGAGCCGGGACGGTGGCACACGGACAAGGCCCCTTACCAGCGGGAGATCATGGACGCCATCGGAGACCCGCACATCCGAAAAGTGGTGATTATGAGCGCGGCGCAGATCGGGAAGACGGACGCCTTCATCCTGAACCCGCTGGGGTACTACATGGACTACGCGCCGGCCCCCATCCTGGTCATGCAGCCGACGCTGGACATGGGGCAGACCTTCAGCAAGGACCGACTGGCGCCCATGATCCGGGACACGCCGGAGCTGCGGGACAAGGTGGACGTGAAGAGCCGGTACAGCGGCAACACCATCATGAAGAAGAACTTCCCGGGCGGCCACATCACCATCGTGGGCGCGAACAGCGCCACGGGACTGGCCAGCCGCCCCATCAAGGTGCTGCTGGCGGACGAGGTGGACCGCTACCCGGCCAGCGCCGGGACCGAGGGCGACCCGTTGAGCTTGGCGCAGAAGCGGCAGACCACCTTTTGGGACAAGAAGACGGTGATCGTCTCCACGCCGGTGCTGAAGGGACAGAGCCGGATCGAGACGGAGTTCAACCAGAGCACGCGGGAGGAGTGGAACGTGCCATGCCCCGCGTGCGGGCATTACCAGCCCCTGGTGTGGGCCAACGTGGTCTTTGACCGGGAGGACCCGCAGGGAGAGGTGCGCTACAAGTGCGAGCGGTGCGGCGAGGTGCTGGGGGAATACCAGTGGAAGCAGGCGGCGCGGCGTGGGCGCTTTGTGGCGGAGAACCCGGGGGCGGAGGCAAGGGGCTTCCACCTGAATACGCTGGCCTCCACCTTCTGCGGATGGAAGGAGATCGTGCAGAAATTTCTGGTGGCCAAGGAGCAGCTGGACCAGGGGAACCCGGAGGGCATGAAGGTGTGGGTCAACACCGAGCTGGGCGAGACCTGGGAGGAGCAGGGCGAAGTGGTGGAGGACGCCGAGCTGCTGGGCCGCCGGGAGCTGTACGAGGCGGACGTGCCGGACGGCGTGCTGGTGCTGACCGCCGGGATCGACGTGCAGGACGACCGCTTCGAGGTGGAAGTGGTCGGCTGGGGCGTAGGCAAGGAGAGCTGGGGCATTCGCTACCAGAAGATTTTCGGAGACCTGCTGAAGGAGCAGGTTTGGACAGACCTGGACGCCTTTTTGCTGGCGGGCTTCCAGAAGAAGGACGGGACGGTGCTGCACATATTGAGCGCGTGCATGGACAGCGGCGGTCACTTCCCAGACCAGGTGCTGCGCTTCACCCGGGACCGGTGGGAGCGGAAGGTGTGGGCCATCAAGGGCAAGGGCGGCAGCGACGTGCCGTTTATCCGCAACCCAACCACCAACAACCGGGTGAAGGCGCCGCTGTTCACCCTGGGCGTAGACGCGGGAAAGGCCCTGCTGTACCAGCGGCTGCGGCACCAGACCAAAGGACCCAACTACTGCCACTTCCCCATCAACGAGGAGGCGGGGTATGACGGGGACTACTTCAAGGGCCTGACGGCGGAGAAGATGGTGGTGCGCTTCCGCAAGGGGCGGCCGGTGGTGACCTGGGAGCTGAAGGACAGCAAGCACAAGCGCAACGAGCCGCTGGACCTGCGCAACTATGCCACGGCGGCGCTGGAGATCACAAACCCGGTGCTGCAGGTGACCGAGGGCGCGCCGCAGCCGAGAATACGCCCGGCGGGCCGCCGGAGACGAGGAGGGATTTAATTGTCGGTATTTTCTAAAGACCTGTGCCGGAAGAAGCTGAACACATGGCTGGCGGCGGAGGAGGCCATCGCCACGGGCCAGAGCTACCAGATCGGGACCCGCATGCTGACCAGGGCGGACCTGAAGCAGGTGCGGGAGCAGCTGGAATACTGGGGCGGCAAGCTGGCCGAGGCGGAGGCCGAGGAGAAGCAGGGCGGCCGGAACCGGGCCTACCGGGCGCTGATCCGGGACGTGTGAGGAGGGCGGACATGGCGAAAGGGAATATCCTGGACCGGATGATCTCTGCCGTGGCCCCGGTGCACGCGGCCAAGCGGGCGGCGGCCCGGGGGGCGCTGTCCATTCTGAACAGCGGGTACGGGAACTACGGGGCCAACCTGACCAAGAAGAGCCTGCGGGGCTGGGAGTACCACGGGGGAAGCGCCAAGGAGGACATCGAGGACAACCTGGACGTACTGCGCCAGCGGAGCCGGGACGCCTACATGGGCATTCCAACGGCCACGGCGGCGCTGAAGACCCTGCGGACCAACGTGGTGGCCGGCGGGCTGATCCCCTCCCCGCAGATCGACGGAGAGTTCCTGGGACTTAGCCAGGAGGAGACGGAGAAGCTGCAGGAGCAGATCGTGCGGGAGTTCGCCCTGTGGGCGGACAAACCCACATGCGACGCCGAGCGGGTGGACAACTTCTACCAGCTGCAGCAGCTGGCCTTCCTCTCCTACCTGATGAACGGAGACACGATGGCCCTGCTGCCGGTGAAGAAGATGGCGGGGCAGCCCTACGACCTGCGGGTACGGCTGATCGAGGGAGACCGGGTGTGCTCGCCGGACGGCTTTGACCGGCTGGCCCCATGCACGGTGCAGGGACACAAGGTGCACCACATCGTACAGGGCGTGGAGACGGACCGGGACGGAATGGTGGTGGCCTACTGGGTGTGCAACCGGCACCCACTGGGCAGCCACAGTGCCGCGGAGGCGGAAGGGATCACCTGGGCGCGGGTGGAGGCCTACGGAGCCAGCACGGGGCGGCGGAACGTGCTGCACGTGATGAACCGGGAGCGGGTGGGCCAGCGGCGGGGCGTGCCAATCCTGGCGCCGGTGCTGGAGAGCCTGAAGCAGCTGGGGCGGTACACGGAGGCGGAGATCACCGCCGCCGTGATCTCCGCCATGTTCACAGTGTTCATCAAGTCGGAAAGCCCGGCGGACGGGCGGCCCTTCGGGGAGATGATCCCGGCCGCGGAGCTGATCGACGCACAGGACCCCACCAGCATTGAGCTGGGGCCGGGGGCCATCATCGACCTGAACCCGGGCGAGGAGCCGGTGTTCGCGGACCCGAAGCACCCCACCACAGGGTACGACGCCTTCACCAACGCCATGATCAAGCTGATCGGCGCGGCGCTGGAAATCCCGCCGGAGGTGCTGCTGAAGCAGTTCACCACCAGCTACTCCGCGGCGCGGGGCGCGCTGAACGAGTTCTGGCGGGTGTGCAGCATGCAGCGGGACTGGTTCGCGGACGACTTCTGCCAGCCCATCTACGAGGAGTGGATGGCGGAGGCGGTGGCCCGGGGGCGCATTCAGGCGACGGGGTTCTTCGCGGACCCGGCAGTGCGCAAGGCATACACGGACTGCGCGTGGAACGGACCGGCCCGGACCAACCTGAACCCGGTGCAGGAGGTGACGGCGGCCACCAAGCGGGTGGAGGCCTGCTTCAGCACGGCGCAGGAGGAGACGGCCCAAATGACGGGCGGGGACTACAACCGGAACGTGCGGCAGCGGGCCATCGAGGTGCGACGGAAGCGGGAGGTGGACGAGATCGCCAACCCGCCGCAGCCGGCGGCGCCGGCGCCCGGGCAGGAACCACCGCCCGGGAAGGGAAAAGAAGGACAAGGAGGCGAAGGGAATGCCTGACAACAAGAAGTTCTGGCAGTTCCGCAACCAGGCGGGAGGCACGGTGGAGCTGCTGCTGTACGGCGACATCTCACAATCCAGCTGGTGGGGGGACGAGGTGACCCCCAAACAGTTTGCCGACGAGCTGGCGGGGCTGGGGGCGCTGGACAAGATCGTGGTGCGGATCAACAGCGGCGGCGGGGATGTGTTCGCGGCCCAGGCCATCGGGAACCTGCTGGAGCAGCACCCGGCGGAGGTGACGGCCCGGATCGACGGGCTGTGCGCCAGCGCGGCCACCATCGTGGCCTGCCATTGCGGGAGGGTGGTGGCAGCCAACGACAGTACCTACATGGTGCACCCGGTGCGGATCGGCGCCTACGGCTACTACGACGCGGCGGAGCTGGGGCAGTACATCGAGGCCCTGGCGGCCATCAAGGAGAGCATTGTGGGCCTGTACGTGAAGAAGACGGGCCGGGACAAGGACGAGGTGACCGCCTGGATGGACGCCACCAGCTGGTGGACGGCGGCCGCGGCCAGGGACAACGGGTTTGTGGACGAGCTGGTGGACGAGGAGGACGCCGTGGTGGAGAACCGGGGCGGGACCCTGTTCGTGAACAGCGTGAGCATGCACATCCCATTCGACCAGGCCCCAGCCGGATGGCGGGACAGGTGCCAGAAGCACAGCGACCCGCCGGAGGGAGCGGGACCGACTACCGGACAGAGCAGCCAGGCGGGACAGGCCGCCGGGAGCTTTGCAAATCAAAACGGCCATGAAAAGGAGGAAAACGACATGGCAGACGAGATCAAGACCGCAAACGACCTGCGGGGGGCCTATCCCGCGCTGGTCAACGAGATCGAGGAGGCGGCGGCCAAGGACGCCAGGGAGCAGGAGCGGCAGCGCATTCAGGACATCGAGGAAATGAGCCTGCCCGGCAGCGAGGCCATGACCACCGAGGCCAAGTTCACCAAGCCCATGAGCGCGGCGGACTACGCCAAGGCGGTGGTGAAGAACGCCAAGCAGCAGGGCGCGGCCTATCTGGCGGACACGGCCAAGGACGCGGCCGGCAGCGGCATGAGCGGCGTGGAGGGCGAGCCGGGCGGCGGCGAGAAGCCCGACGAGTTCCTGGACGCGCTGAAGGCCATGGGCAAGAAGCAGCAGTAAGAAAGGAGCGAGGACGATATGAGCATGGATTTGGCGAAGAAGACCTTTTCCACCCAGCCCGACTACCTGATCGCGGGCACCGCGGAGATCGTGACGGCCACCAAGGAGGTGGGCAGCGCGGCCCTGAAGCGGGGCGCCCCGGTGGTGCTGGGCGAGGACGGCAAGCTGGCCGCCGTGAAGGTCAGCGGCAGCGGGACCTATACCGTGGACACCACCGGCCTGTACGGCATTCTGGCGGAGGACGCGGACACCGGCGAGGAGGGCATTGTGTACCTGTCCGGCGAGTTCTTCGCGAACACGCTGGTGCTGCCCGAGCACGCCACCGTGGCGGACGTGGAAATCCCGCTGCGGAACCTGGGCATTTTCTTGAAGTGAGGAGGACGAGAGCATGGCTAACGAAGTGAATATCTATACCCCCCGATACCTGGCCGAGGTGGTACGGCAGGCGCCCCCGGTGCACACCTTTTTCCGGGACACCTTCTTCACCAACATCAAGACCTTTGCCACCGAGCGGGTGGACATCGACCTGGTGAAGGGCGACCGGCGGATGGCGGCCTTCGTCCACCCCCGGGTGGGCGGCAAGGTGCTGAAGGCCAACGGCTACACCACCGAGAGCTACAAGCCCCCGCTGGTGAACCCCTACGACGTGACCACCGCCGACCAGCTGCTGACCCGGCTGCCCGGCGAGGACCTTTACAGCGGCATGACCCCCGCACAGCGGGCGGCGCAGAAGCTGATGGAGGAGTACGCCACCCTGAACGACGCCACAACTCGACGGGAGGAGTGGATGGCGGTGCAGGCCATCATGACCGGCTCCATCCCCGTGGTGGGCGAGGGCGTGAACGAGGTGATCGACTTCGGCTTCACCAACAAGGTGACGCTCTCCGGCGACAACAAGTGGGGCGGCAGCAAGGCGGACATCCAGGGCAACCTGGGCGACTGGGTGGACAAGGTGCTTCACGGCGGATTTGCCAACGTGGACATGGCCATCCTGGGCAAGACGGCCAAGAAGCACCTGTTCAATGACGCCACCATCCAGAAAATGCTGGACAACCGGCGCATGAACATGGGCGAGCTGGCCCCCAGGGACCTGCCCAACGGCGTGCGCTACCTGGGACGCCTGACCGACCCCAGCCTGGAGCTTTACAGCTACGGCGAGGTGTATTACGACGACTGGACCGACCCGGAGGAGCCGGCGACCAAGCCCCTGGTGCCGGACAACCAGGTGGTGCTGATCAGCTCCCGGCCCAACTACATGCTGGCCTACGGCCTGTGCACCTACATCGACGATGCCAGCCAGATGTGGGTGACGGCGCAGACCAGCCGCCTGCTGCGCAGCTATGTGGAGCACCACCCCGACCGGCGCATGGTGGAGCTGCAGACCCACCCCCTGCCCATCCCCGACAAGGTGGACAGCTGGATGGTGGCCACGGTCTGCTGAAACTGAACGAGAGAGCCGCGCCCTTTCCTGCCGGGGAGGGTGGCGGCTCTTTCCATACCACGGACAGGAGGCGGTGCGCATGGCGCTGTTTGAGCTGGACCAGGAGTTTGGGACCGGACCGGAGGAGGAATGGAAGCCGCCCACCTTCAAGGACTGCGCGGCGGCGGACATCGACTTAGCCTTTTTCCAGGAGAACGAGCATGCGGAATGGCACACGGTAGACGGGAAGAAGGCCCTGATCATCCTGGAGAGCGAGCAGCTGAAGGAGCGCGCCGCCCACTGGGAGGCCGGAGCGAAGCAGAACTTCGACACGGGCCTGTACACGAGCCAGACGGTGCTCTATATCCGGGCGGCGGACTACGGCCCCAAGCCCAAGGTGGGCAAGCACCTGGTGCTGGATAAGGGGACGAAGACGCGGACCTTCAGCATTCTGACCTGTGAGGATCAGGCCGGGGTGTACCGCATGACCATGGAGAGGACGCGGCAATGAAGCAGAGCACCATCACCTACAACAAGGACAACCTGACCATCACCATTGAGGGCATGGACGAGGTGGAAAAGGCCCTGGAGGACCTGAAGCGCAAGACGCCGGCGGCGGCCAAGGTGGCCATCAACGCCACGGCGCGGGAAGCCCGGAAGCTGATGATCGCCCAGGCCAAGGCCCGGTACGCGGTGAACGCCAAGGGAGCGCAGCACCTGAAGGACCTGAAGACCTCGGGCAAGAAGGGACACAACGCCACGAACACCAACCTGGAGGCCGTGCTGTTCATCGCAAAGCCGAGGGCGGACCTGGCCTACTTCCAGCACCGGCCCACGCAGAGCTTTTCCGGGCGGGCTGTGCTGCACAACGCGCCGGAGTACGTGCAGGCCCGCATTCTGAAATCCTCGTCCATGCGGAAGCTGGGGGCGGAGGACATCGAGGTGCGGGGGCGGTCCATCGGGCCGGGCAGCAAGGGCTTTCTGGTGGAGTTCAGCAACGGCCACGTGGGCATGGTGCAGCGGCAGCTGGGGTCCAGCTCCAGCCACCGGACCACGGCCAAGGGACGGCCGCGCTGGACCAACCGCAGCGGACAGGTGGAGAAGCTGATCACCATGGGCGCGCCGTCGGCGGCGGGCATGCACAGCACGGTGTGGCCCCTGGTGGCGGAGGACGTGGTGGACTACCTGCTGGAGCGGCTGGAGGAGCAGATCGAGAAGGTGACCGCCCGGGCCAAGGCGAGGAAGGGGTAAGACATGAAGGACTACCGAAGCGCGGTGGAAGCGGCCGGGATCGGTCGGACGCCGCAGCTGTGCCAGGACGCGCTGGTGGAAATGCTGGAGGAGCTGTTCCAGGGAAAGAAGTACACCGGCCAGGAGGGGCGCAAGCCCCTGAAGGTCTACAAGCAGGATTTGCCGGTGCCGGAGAGCAACGACGAGGACGTGGACACGGACGCGGCGGCGGCCCCGTACATCGTGGCGCGGATGTCCGGCGGCACGGTCAAGAACGACGACGGGCCGCAGGAGGTGGAGTTCTCGCTGATCATCTGCGCCTATGACGAGGGGCTGGAGCGGGACGGCTACCAGGACGTGGCCAACATCAAGGAGGACATCGTCCAGAGGCTGTGCACGAGGCCGTATTTCGGCGGGTGCTTCACCGTGCTGAAGCCCATCGCATGGGCCATGCAAAACGACGACACCCACCCCTACTACTTCGGCGCGTGTAACCTCGTCTGCACGGCGCCGGCCATGACGCAGGACACAGAATTGGAGGAAATGTTATGAGCAGCAGAAGAACCGAGAAGGAAGCGGAGACCATGGCCCAGGCCGCGGAGGAGACCGCCCAGGCGGAGAAGACCGAAACCCGGAAGCCCAGGGCGCGGGGGTCGCAGGTCTATTGCGGACCCACGGTGCGGGGCGTGGCCAAGCAGTACACGGTGTACGCCGGGGAGCTGCCGGAAGAGCTGAAGACCTTTATCCAGAAGCACCCCGAGGCGGGGGCGCTGGTGGTGCCGGTGGAGCGGTTCGCGGAGACCCGGCGGAAGCTGGAGCAGGCTGGGACGGCGCAGGCCATCCTGTACCGGAAGATCAAGTCCATTTCGTAAGGAGGAAGAGAACGTATGGCTTATAAACACGGCGTATATACCAGCGAGGTAGCCACCAGCCTGGTGGCACCCATCGAGGGCACGGCGGGCCTGATGGTGGTCGTGGGCACGGCCCCGGTGAACATGCTGGCGGACCCGGCGGGAGCGGTGAACAAGCCTCTGCTGGTACACAGCTACAAGGAAGCGGTGGAGGCGGTGGGCTATGTGCCCGACTTCGCCAAGTACACCCTGTGCGAGGCCATCAGCGCGGCCTTCAGCGTGGTGAGCGTGGCGCCCATGGTGCTGATCAACGTGCTGGACCCGGCCAAGCACACCACGGCCATTGAGGACACGCCCATTCAGATCAACGACGGCGTGGCCGTGCTGGAGAAGGTGGGGGCGCTGCTGGACAAGCTGGTGGTGAAGGCGGACGGGACCACCGACCTGACGGCGGGCGAGGACTACACCACCAGCTGGAACGAGGATGGCACGCTGAACATCGTGGTGCTCCCGGACGGAAAGGGAGACGAGGCCACCAGCCTGACCGTGAGCGGGAGCCAGCTGGACCCAAGCAAGGTGAAGGCGTCCGACATCGTGGGCGGCGTGGACGTGTCCAGCGGGAAGGAGACCGGCCTGGAGGTGATCCGGCAGGTGTACCCCCTGCTGGGCATGACCCCGGGCATTCTGGTGGCGCCCCGGCACAGCATGGACGCCACGGTGGCGGCCGCCCTGCAGGCCAAGACCAAGGACATCAACAGCGTGTACAAGGCGGTGTGCGTAGTGGACATCAAGAGCGACACCGGCGGCGCGACCCGGTACACCGACGTGAAGACCACCAAGGAGGCCCAGGCGGTGAGCGACCCCAACGCCTACGCGGTGTGGCTCTACGGCAAGGTGGGCGAGGTGGTTTACAGCGGCTCCATCCTAGCGGCGGCCCTGACGGCCTACACGGACGCGGTGAACGACGACACCCCCAACGTCAGCCCTAGCAACAAGACCATCGCCATCTCAGCGGCCTGTCTGCCGGACGGCACGGAGGTGGTGCTGGACCAGGAGCAGGCCAACGTGGTGAACAGCTACGGCGTGGCCACCTGGCTGAACATGAACGGCTTCCGCCTGTGGGGAAACAACACCGCGGCCTACCCGGGGAACACCGACCACAAGGACCGGTGGTTCAGCGTGCGGCGCTTTTTGAACTGGGCGGCAAACAGCTTCATCCTCACCTACTTCCAGAAGGTGGACAGCCCGGCCAACAAGCGGCTGATCGAGGCCATCGTGGACAGCGAGAACGTGCGGGGCAACGGCTTTGTGGCCCGGGGCGTGTGCGCCCGGTACGAGATCACCTACAACGAGGACGAGAACACCACCACGGACCTGCTGGACGGGAAGATCACCTTCCACCAGTACATCACCCCGTTCACCCCGGCGGAGGACATCGAGGACATCATCGAGTTTGACCCCAACGCCCTGTCCGAGGCATTGAGCTAACAAGGGAGGGAACGAGATATGATTTCTAGCAACTACATCCCAGAGAAGATCAATGACTACAACGCCTATGTGGACGGCACGAAGATGATCGGCGTGGCGGCCTCCGTGACGCTGCCGGAGATCAACATGAAGAGCAGCACCGTGTCCGGCGTGGGCGTGAGCGGCGAGATCGACAGCCCCACCATCGGCCAGTTCGAGAGCATGGAGCAGGAAATCCAGTTCAACACCCTGTACAGCTCCGCCATGGACATGCTCTCTCCCCTGTCCACGGTGAACCTGACCTTCCGGGCGGCCCAGCAGGTGTATGACAAGACCGGAGGCTACAACTTCAAGGGCCTGCGGGTGGTGGAGATGGGCCGGGTGAAGAAGTTCAACCCCGGCAAGATTGAGAAGGGCGAGGCCATGGAGGCCACCGTCACGCTGGAGCTGACCTACATCATGGTGGAGGTGGACGGCTCCGTGCTGCTGGAGGCGGACAAGCTCAACGGCGTCTACAAGGTCAACGGCGTGGACATGCTGGCGGGCGTGAACGAGCTGATTTGACCTGGCCCGAGAGGCACGGCCTGCCCGCAAAAAAGCGGGCGGGCCGTGCTTTTGCACAACATGCGGATCATTTGAACGACGGAAGGAGTTTTGCACCATGACAGACGAGATCAAGACCAGCAGCCCGGAGGAGACCGCCGGGAAAGAGGGCAAGGAGACCGTGGAGCGGATCGTGGTGAAGCTGGAGAAGCCCTATGTGTTCGAGAACACGGAGCACCAGGAGATCGACCTGACGGGGCTTGAAAAGCTGACCATCCAGGACGCCATCGACGCCCAGCGGCAGCTGTTCGGAGAGCAGGAGGTGGCGGCGGCGGTGCTGTGCGAGACCACCACGGCCTTTGCCCGGACCATGGCCACCAAGGCCACGGAGCTGCCGGTGGAGTTTTTCAAGCTCATGCCCCGGGGCGTGATGAAGCGGGTGGCGGCCGCCGTGCGGGGCTATCTGAACGTGGAGGCCGTCACGGAGCACCACGTGATGAAGCTGGAGAAGCCCAGGGACTACAAGGGCAAGGTGTACCAGGAGATCGACCTGAACGCCATCGCGGACCTGAACAGCCTGAACGAGAGCGAGGCGGAAAACCGGCTGGCCCGGGAGGGCTTTGTGGTGACGGAGAACGCCACCAATTACCTGTACGCCTGCGTGATCGCCTCCATGGCCACGGGCATTCCCGAGGACTTCTTCACGAGCCTGCCCCTGTACGAGCTGCTGAAGCTGAAGAACGCGGTCAACGACGGGGATTTTTTCGGGTAAAGGGCGGGGCGAAGGCCCTGCGGAAGGCGGCCATCCGGTTGAGCCAGGCCACCATGACCAGCATGGAGTTCTATCTGAAAATGCCGGTGCGGGAATTTTTGGAGCTGAACAACGAGGTGGCGGAGGAGCTGGAGCGGGCACGCCGGAAGAAGTGACCCAGGGGACGCAGAGAGGAGGAGAACCGGGGAATGGCAAAGCAGAAGGAGCTGGAGCTTGCCATCAAGATCGCCGGAAAGATGGACAAGAGCCTGACGGCGACGCTGACCGGGGCGAGAAACCAGATCAGCAGCTTCTCCAGGAGCCTGGGCGCCCTGGGCACGGCAGGCCTTGCGGCCATGTCCTCGCTGGCGGCGGGGAGCGTGGCGGCCATCGCAAGCTGCACCAAGGAAGCGGCGAAGTTTGAAAACTATATGGCCGACGTGGTGAAGGTCGTGGACGGCATGGCGGACGAGACCGGGAAGATCAGCGACAAGCTGGCCGCCAACGGAAAGACCTACGCGCAGAACTACGAGACCATGGTGGACAGCCTGAAGGACCTGAGCACACAGATCCCCTACACCTTCGAGGACCTGACGCGGCTGGCGGCTGCGGCGGGCCAGTCGGGCAAGAGCTTTGAGGACCTGACGCAGACGGACTTCCTGAAGGACGTGGCCATGTGGGGCACGGCCATGGACATCTCCGCCGACCAGGCGGGCAACTGGGCCGCCAAGTGGGAGCAGTCCTTCAACATGAACCACGACCAGGTCATGGAGATCGCGGACGTGATCAACTACCTGGGCAACAACTACGCCACCACGGCGGCGGAGATCGCGGAGAGCGTGAACGAGGCGGCCTCCATGGGCCAGATCACCGGCGTGGATCCCAAGGCCACGGCGGCAATCGCGGCCAGCATGCAGGCCATGGGCGTGAGCGCGGACGTGACGGGCACCACCGTCAAGCGGATTTACACCAACATCAACAAGGGCAGCATGGCGACAGCCAAGCAGCAGCAGGCCTTCGCGCGGCTGGGCATGACCGCCGAGGGCGTGGCGAAGGCCATGCAGGTGGACGGGACCGGGACCCTGCTGAACATCTTTGAGGCCATCGGGAAGCTGCCAGGGGAACAGAAGCTGTCCACCCTCAACGCCCTGTTCGGCCAGTGGGCCATCGAGGGCGGCGCGAAGGTGACGCAGAACCTGGACCTGCTGAAGGAAATGCTGGCGGCGGTCAACGATCCGAGTGCGTGGACCGGGAGCATGGAGCATGAGTTCATCATCAAGGCCACGACGCCGGAGGCCATCAGCACCATGCTGGGAAGCGCGGTGCAGGCGCTGAAGGCGGACGTGGGCGAGGCGTTCCTGCCGGCGTACAAGGCCCTCGGCACTTCCCTGATCGACTTCATCCAGAATATCCGGGCGAACCCGGAACAGCTGGACAAGCTGGCGGAGAGCCTGGGGACCCTGGCAAGCAAGGGCGTGGAGCGGCTGGGCAACGCCCTGAACAACGCGCTGCCCTATATCCAGTCGGGCCTGGACTACCTGGTGAACCACGGGGACCAGGTGGTAAAGGTGATCGGCGGACTGGCGGCCGCCTTCGCGGCCATGCACTTCGCCCCGGCGGCGGAGGGCCTGATCCGGGGAGCGGGCGGCGTGCTGTTCGGAAGCGGCGCCGGCGGAGGAGGCCCCGGCGAGGGCGGAAGGCGCGGCGGAATTTGGGGCGGTCTGAAGAGCCTGTTCACCGGAGGACAGAGGACGGCGGTCGCGGGAGCGGGGCTGGCCGGCTCCTTCCGGGGCGCGGCAGGAAGCAACGGACTGCGGGCCACCCTGGGCGCCACCATCTCCAGCCTGATCTCGGGCAACGGGATCGCGGGCACCGCGGGGCTTTTGTCCGCGGCGGCGGGCACGCCGGGGCTGCTGTCCGGCTACACCAGCGCCGGGAGCGTGGTGCGCGGCGCGGCGGCAAACAGCCGACTGGGCCAGTGGATGGGCGGCGTCTCCGACGGAGTGAGAGGCCTGGGGACGGCCATCGGGAACACAAGGGCCGGAGGAGCCGTCACCGGATGGTTGAACCGGACGACCATGCCGCTGCGGCAGAGAGTGGCGGGCGTGGGCGCGGCGGCCATCATCCAGGGAAGCGTCATGCGGCAGGGCCTGTCCGGTATGCTGGGGCGGGCCGGAGGGGCCGTGACCGGAGCGGCCGGACGGATCGCAGGCTCCGGCGCGGGAAAGATCGCCGGCGCCGGCGCGGGCCTGTTGAGCAGCATTTGGGGACCAATCGCCGGGGGCTTTGGAAGCCTGCTGTCCGGCGCACTGCCCATTGTGGGCGTGATCTCGTCCATCATCGCGGTGGTCAGCATTCTGGGGGACAACCTGGAAGGCATTCGGAACATCGTGGGCAGCGTGTTCGGAGATACGGGGCTTGCGGTCTTTGACAAGTTCGTGAGCACGCTGTCCGGCGTGGGCGAGTTCATCAGCGGGCTGTTTGTGGACGGCGGCGTGGCCAACGCGCTGTCGGGCTTCCGGGACATGCTGTTTGGAGACGGCGGTATCTTCGCCGGAAACGAGGCGGCGGCGGGAGCCTTTGACGGGATCGTGACGGTGCTGCAGTCCATCATGAGCGTGGCGGGCCAGGTGGTGACCTTCGCCAACACGACGGTGAAGCCCATCATCGAGAGCATTTTCACCTTCATCACCCAAACGGTGGTGCCGATCATCCTGCAGACCATCCAGACGGCGGCGCCGTACATCTCCACCATCATCAGCGGGATCGGAACGGCGGTCATGACCGTAGCGCAGATCATCGGGCAGGCGCTTCAGATGGTGCTGCCCATCATCCAGACGGTGATCACGGTGCTGCTGAACATCGGCCAGGTGGTGATCCCGGCGGTGCTGGCGGCGATCTCGGTATTCTCCCAGGGGATCAGCGACGCCATCGCGGGCGTGAAGGCCATCTTCGAGGGGATCATCACCTTCATCACCGGCGTATTCACGGGCAACTGGGAGCAGGCCTGGCAGGGCGTGAAGGACATTTTCGGCGGTATCTTCGAGACGCTGGGGGCGCTGTTCAAGACGCCCATCAACGCGGTGATCTCCCTGATTAACCAGGCGATCCGCGGGATCAACGGCCTGGGGCTGGACATCCCGGACTGGGTGCCCCTGATCGGCGGGAAGAAGTTCTCCATCAATATCCCGGAAATCCCCATGCTGGCCAAAGGCGGCTTTACCACGGGGCCGAGTATCGCGGGTGAGGCCGGGACAGAGGCGGTGATCAGCTTCCAGCGGGCGGTGCGGCAGGACAACCTGCGCACGTGGGCCATGGCCGGGCGCATGCTGGGCGTGAAGCCGGTGGAGCTGAAGGAGCTGCCGGAGCGGGAGAACCCGGGCGGAGGCGGCGGTGACTTCACCTTCGCCCCGCAGATCATCATTCAGGGCAACGCGGACCGGAGCGTGATCGACGAGGCCCTGGCGGAGGCCAAGGCGCAGTTTGAGGCCTGGTATCTGCAAATGCAGCGCAAGCAGGCCCGCACGGCCTATTGAGGAGGCGGACATGGCATACATCACCAAGAGCGGCGACACCTGGGACGCCATCGCCAAAGCGGTGTACGGAAGCGAATACCGCGCCGACGCGCTGATGGAGGCCAACCGGGCGCACATCGGCACCTTTGTATTCCAGGCCGGGGTGGAGCTGAACACCCCGGCCCTGGAAGAGGCGCGGGACGGCGGGCTGCCGCCGTGGAAATACGAGGCGAGCTATGATTAAGACCAGAAGCATTAACCTTTCGGTGGAATACCGGAAGACGGCCTACTCCGCGGCGGTCAAGGCCGCGGCGGAGGAAGGCGGGAGCACAGCCGCGGCGGCGGAGGGGACGCAGGGGTCCGGCGCGTCCGCTGCCGCCGGGGGCGCGTCCGGCGGCGCAAAGGCCGGGGCGGCGGTGACGCTGAACGCCACGCCGCTGTATGTGGCCAGCACGTCCAAGAGCCGGGCGGCCACCAAGACCGGGACCTACTACCTGTACGACGGTATTCTGATCCGGGGGAGATACCGGATCACCAACACCCCGTCCCGGGTGGGAAAGACGCCGGTGGGCAAGAACGTGACGGGCTGGGTGGACGCGGCGGACATCGGGCTTTCCGCCGGGGACGCGAGCGGGAGCGCGGACCCGGCCACGGACACGGGCGGACAGACCGGCGGGAGCGTGGACGAGGACGCGGGCGCGGGGACCGGAGAGGAGATCGCCAGGCTGGTGGAGAGCCTGACCTATGTGGACAACGCGGCCGACAACAGCGACAGTATTGACATCACCCTGGACGCCCAGGACAGCGGATGGCTGAACGGATGGCTGCCGGACAAGGGGGCCACCCTGCGGCCCAAAATCCTGGGCTTTGACTGGGAGCGGCCGGGGGATCACCGGAGGATCGAGTGCGGCCTGTTCGTGCTGGACGACGTGAGCTTTTCGGACGCGCCCACCACGCTGCAGCTGGGGGGCGTGAGCAAGCCCAGCGACAGCGACTTTTCCGAGCTGGAGCGGGAGGCCATCTGGAAAAACACCACCATCCAGCGGATCGGGGCCACCATCGCGGCGCGGTACGGACTGGGCTTCACCTACGACGCGGACGACTACGACATCGAGTGCGACGAGCAGGACGGAACGGACAGCAGCTACTACAACACCCTGTGCAGGAACTACGGCCTGATCCTGAAGGTGTACGCCCGGCGGCTGTGGGTCTATGACCGGGAGAAGTACAAGGCCAAGCCGGCGGTGAAGACCTTTCACCGCACGGACATCCGGCCGGGGAGCTTCGGATGGGACACCACATTGTCCGGCACATACACCGGCGGCTACTTCAACTACACGGACGCGGACAAGGACATCGACATCGTGTGCAGCGTGGGCGGCGGGACCCACACCAAGAGCGTGAACCGCCGGGCCACCAGCGTGTACGACGCCAGCCTGCAGCTGGTGGCGGAGCTGAACAACGCCAACCACGGGACGGTGAAGCTGAAGTTCGGGGTGGACGGGGAGTGGCAGGTGAGCGCGGGCAACTGCATTGAGATCGCCGGGTACGGCCAGCTAGACGGAAAATACTTTGTGGACAAGGTGACCCACAAGGTGAGCAAGAGCGGGTTCACCTCGGACTTCGAGTGCAGCGGGGTGGGCACGCCGTTTTACGCTTGGCAGGTGGGCGGCCAGATCGAGCACCACGAGGACAGCGGGGAGAGCGGCGAAACCTACGACAGCAGCTACTCCACCACCAGCCCGGCGGCAAACGCGGCCAGCTCTGCAGCGGGGGCCACGGCGGGGGCGGCGGTGACGCTGACCAACGCGCCGTTTTACGTGGCCAGCACGTCGGAAAGCCCGGCCTGCCACAAGAGCGGGACGTACTACTTCTACGACGGCATTCTGATCCGGGGGCGATACCGCATGACCAACACGGCGGACCGGTGCGGGAAGCTGCCGGTGGGCAAGAACGTGACAGGCTGGGTCCCAGCCAGCTACTGCACGGGGATCACACAGGAGGGGTGAGGCCATGGCGAGCACCAACCGGACGGGGCGGGTCAGCTCCATCGACTACGCGGCGGGCACCTATGAGGTGACCTACTTTGACCGGGGGCGGAGCGTGACCCGGAAGATCAACGCCATGAGCAACGGCGAATACAAAATGCCCACGGTGGGCCAGATCGTGAGCGTGACCCACACCAGCAGCGGGCTGGCGGCGGCCACCACCACGGGGACGGTGTGGAACAAGACCAACGCACCGGCGGAGGGCTACCAGGGGCTGTACCGGAAGGAATACGCCAGTCGGAAGGGGCAGGCCTACGACCGGTACGACGAGAACACAGGGGTCTATACCCAGTACGTGGACAAGCGGACGGGGCGCACCTGCAACGGCGAAATCTACGACGAGGCGAAAGGCCCCATCAGCCTGGTGGGCGGCGGCCAGATACAGGTGAGCAGCAGCGGGGCCAGCGTGAGCCTGAACGCCAAGACGGGCGTGGGGATCGCGGCGGGCACGACGGTGAGCCTGGAGGCCGGGGGCGCGGTCAGTGCGGAGGCCGGAGGCGCGTTCGGCGTCAGCGCCGGCGGCAAGTTCTCCCTGGAGGGCCAGGAGGGGCTGGAGATCGAGGTGAGCGGCGGCGAGGCCAAGATTACCCTGAACGGCGCGGTGATCACCGTGAGCGAGGCGGGGGACGTGAGCATTACCAGTCCCACCAAGATCGAGCTGACGGCCCCGGAGATCAACGCTACAGCGGGCACCGGGGACGTGACCATCGAAGGCGTGAGCCTGGTTAACCACACCCACAACAGCGGCGCAGTCGCCCCGCCGGACAAGTAAGGGGGAGAGGCAATGGCAATCGGCAGTTTCATGGGCCGGACGTTCACGGTGAGCGACCGGCGTATCTTCACCCCCAGCAACCTGAAGGGGCAGAGCGGGAGCGACTGGGCCACCCACGACCGGACGGGGGCCAAGGCGCGGAGCCAGTGGATCGCCCCGAAGCTGAAGTCATACAGCTTTGACCTGCTGCTGCGGGCGCAGGACGGGGCAAGCCCGCGGAGCACGCTGGAGCACTTTCAGAGCTGCGCGGAAAAAGGCGTGGCGGACTACTTCATCGTGGGAAACGCGCCCATCTCCTCCTACCCGTTCAAGATCACGGACGTGAGCGACGAGTGGGCGGCGGTGCTGCACAGCGGGGCGCTGGTGGAGTGCAAGGTGACGCTGACCATCGAGGAGTATTTGTAGGGGGTGAGGAGGCATGTTGAGCACGGGAGACGCGGTGATCGACATTCAGCCGGGAAAGGCGGACGAGAGCACGGCGGCGGAGGTGCTGCGGAACCTGCAGGTGCTGTACGGCACCGTGGCGGGAGAGCAGGCGCTGGACCGGGAGTTCGGCATTGACGGCAGTATCATCGACGGGCCGCAGGAAAACGCCCAGGCGCTGCTGGTGGCCGAGTATGTGCGGAAGACAGAACGGTACGAACCCAGGGCCAAGGTGGCCCGGGTAGAATGGACGGCGGACAAGGCCGCCGACGGAATGATGATCCCAAAGGTGGTGATCGAGCTTGTCTAACATCAGTGAACTGGCCAACTGCCCGGAGCTGAACTTCATCGAGAATATGACGCTGCGGGAGACGGAGGAACAGCTGCGCGCCCTTTACACCCGGTACTACCGGGAGATCACCGGCAAGGAGCCGGAGCTGGGGGCGGCGGACCCGCTGAACCTGCTGATCAAGGCGTTTGCGGCCATGGAATACCAGACCATGCAGTACGCGGACACCAAGGGGCGGATGGAGCTGCTGAAGACCTCCACCGGGGAGGCCCTGGACGCGCTGGGCGCCCTGGTGGGCGTGAGCCGGAAGGAGCCGACCCGGGCCACGGCCACGGAACGCTTTACCCTGTCCGAGGCCCGGGGGACGGTGACGGCCATCCCGGCGGGGACACGGGTGAAGACAGAGGACGGGAAGTATTTCAACACGCTGGACTACGCGGAGATCGCGGCGGGGGACCTGTACGCCGACGTGGTGGTGCAGGCGGAGGAGGCGGGCGCGGGCAGCGCCGGCCTGCTGGCCGGGGCCATCAAAATCCTGGTGGACCCCATCCCCTACATCGCAGGCGTGAGCAACACCACGGAGAGCACGGGCGGGCTGGACACGGAGGACGACGACAGCCTGACCCGGCGGATTTATCTCTCCCCCAGCGTTTACAGCTGCGCGGGGCCGCGGGACGCCTACGAATACTACGCCCGGGAGTGGCGGGGGGACGTGGCGGACGTGCGGACGGACAGCCCGCAGCCCAACCAGGTGGACATCTACTTCGTGATCCAGGACGAGGAGGGCCTGCGGCTGCCAAACCCCACGGAGCTGGCGGAGATGAAGGCGTACATGAGCGGAGAGAGCATGCGGCCGCTGTGCGACCAAGTGAACTGCAAGGCCCCGGAGGAGGTGGAGTACGCCATCTCCCTCACCTACTGGATTGGGTCCAGCGACCAGAAATCGGTGAGCGAAATCCAGAGCCGGGTGAGCGCGGCGGTGGAGGAGTTCCAGACCTGGCAGCGGAAGCTGGGGCGGGACATCAACCCCACGGAGCTGATCGCCCGGGTGCGGGAGGCGGGCGCCAAGCGGGTGAAGCTGACGGCCCCGGCGGACACGGTGGTGGAAAAGAACGAGCTGCCCAAGTGCACGGGGGCCACCGCCGACTATGGAGGGCTGGAGGATGATTAAGAGCCTGCTGGACGCAGAACTCCGGGACGGAGTGCCGCGGGTCTTACAGAAGCAGCCGTGGGTGGAGGCCCTGTCCCGGGCGGTGCTGGACCTGCACCGGCAGACTATGGGCTTTATAGACGGGAGCCAAATCTACACGGCCATCGACACGGTGAGCGAGGCGGTGCTGGACGCGCTGGCGGTGAGCTGGAAGATCGACTGGTACGACCCGGAGTACGACCTGGAGCAGAAGCGGCGGATCGTGCAGACGGCGCTGACCATCCGGCGGACCATGGGGACGGCCGCGGCGGTGAAGGCCCAGGCGGACGCCATCTACCCGGGGTCCACGGTGGAGGAGTGGTACGAGTACGGGGGGAAGCCCGGCTACTTCCGGCTGCGGGTCAACATCATGACCGTGGAGGAGCAGGAGAAGTTCGCGGCCATGTCCATGGCGGAGGTGGAGCGGCGGCTGGCGGCGGCCAAGCGGTTCTCCTCCCACCTGGAGGAGGTGGAATACTACGACGCGGGCGGCACGGCCACGGGGTGGGGCTTTGCGGCCTATGTGGGCGGAGAGCTTGTGGAGAGCTGTACCACCATGCGGGTGAACCCAAGCCCGGACGACCGGAAGGGGACGGCGACAGCCTTCGCCCTGGCGGCGTGCGTGGGTGGAATTTTGACGGAGTACGGCACAACAGAACAGAAGGAGGAGGCACTATGGCCTGGATCGGAATAATCACCAACAACGGAAACGACCTGCTGACCCGGTGGGTGGAGGGAAAGACCCTGACCGTCACCCGGGCGGCGGCGGGACAGGGCCGGGTGGACCCGGCGGCCATGCTGGCGCAGGCGGCCCTGGTGAATGAGAAGCAGGCAGCCAGCATTATTTCCAACACACCGGTGGACAAGGGGCAGCGGCTGAAGCTCCAGGTGACGCCCCAAAGCGAGGCGGGGTACAGCCTGAACCAGTTCGGCGTGTGGGCCAGGCTGGAGGACGAGGACGAGAAGATGATCGCCCTGTTCCAGACGGACACGGACATCGGCGTGGAAATCCCCAGCAAGGCGGACATGCCGGACTTTGTGTACACGTTCTACGGGCTGCTGGCCTTCTCCAACCAGGGTACGCTGCATATCACGGTTGACCCAAGCACAATGATTACGCTGGATACAATGAATGCCGCAATCGGGGCGGCAGTTGCGACCAGAGAAGAAAGCATCAAAAACGCGGAGAAAAAGAACGACCTGGCTGATGGAGACAGTGTGGCCATCGTTGATAGTGCAGATAGCAGCAAAACCAAGCGTGTGCTTTGGAGCACGATTAAATCTGCACTGAGCAAAATCTATGTCCCGCTGACCAGGAAGATCAACAGCAAGAGCCTTTCTTCCGACGTGACACTGACCGGCGCAGATATTCAGGTAAGCAGGACTGATAACACCAAGATTGATGCGGCCTTGTCGAATAAGGCGCCTGGTGGATATGGACTGGGGGACAATGGTAGCACCATCCTTGGGAATGATCTCAATAACGCTATATTAGGAGGATTTTATGTATTTTCCTCCACAGTAAAAAATAGCCCCAGCTTTAAGAGCGGCAAAGTGCTGGTCATGCCATATTCGAACTTGCAATATCAAACACAAATCGCATTTGCAAGTCTCACATCTGAAATTGCTGTCCGTTCTTGTAATGGCGGGAGTTGGGAACCTTGGGAGTACCTTAATCCATTATTGACTCCCGGAATGGAGAACCGCACCATTGAGCGGTACAACGGCAAGCCGGTTTATACGCAGCTTGTGAGTTGCGGAGCACTGGAAGCCGAAACGATGAAAACTGTTATTCTTCCAGTTCCAGCGGATTGGATTGTGTCCTGTGTAGGGATGCATGGTCCGAATGTTAATGAACACCGTCAGGCTTCCCCGTTTTACTACAATAATGGGTCTACTGAACTTGTATTCCATTGTGCCGCAGAAGCGTACC